CTGGTTGGATACATGTATCTTTTCATGAGGGTAACAATAGAAAACAAGTATTAACATTTGATGGCAAATCATATACAAATGGATTACCAGATGCGAAATGGTCTGGTGGTAAATTACAAAACTAAAGGAGAATATTATGCCATATCATACAGGAAAACATTCAAAAGGAATGAAAAAGAACAAGAAGAAAAAGAATAAAATGGGCAAAAGAAAAAGAAAATAATGGTTAAAGTAGCATCGATAAAAAACATTGTTAAAGATTTAAAACCCAGACAAAAAAAAACAATGAATCGTCACGCAAGACATCATAGTCTAAAGCATATGAGATCGATGGCTAATGCTATGAAAAAAGGTGCTACTTTTGCTTCTGCCCATAGACGAGCAATGAGAAGTGTAGGAAAATGAGAGGATTTACAACTACATCTACACTAGCAGAAATGATTAACAAAAGACCAATGCGAAAGAGAAGAAGAAATGTCAAAAAAAAGAAAAAGAAGAAAAGTACCAAAAGATAAACGAACAGGATTACCGAAGAAATATCTTGCTGGTTTATCAGGTAGTAAGAGGTCCTCTAGAGCTAGTCTTATAAAAACAATGTCAAGAATTTATAAATCAGGTGGTACTATACCAGCTTATATGTTTAGGCAGAGGGTAAAATAATGGCAAGAAGAAGACCTTTATCAGCAAGAGTACAAGCAACGTTAAGAGCTAAAGCAAAGAAAAGAAAAGGTATTACTTATGGTACTTTAGCAAAAGTCTATAGACGTGGACAAGGTGCATTTTTAAGTAGCGGATCTAGACCAAGAACTTCAATGGCGGCTTGGTCGATGGGAAGAGTTAACTCATTCTTGAGAGGATCAAGAAAACATGATACAGATTTGCGTAGAAAGAAAAAAAGACGATGAAAACTAATAAAGAAAAATTTGCTGAGATAGATGGTAGAATAAAATTAGTAAATCAAAAAATAGATTTAATAATAAAAAATCATCTTCATCACATGAAAAAAGATATTGATCGTATCTTATATAGTTTAGGTGCGATTGGTTTGTTAGTTATAGGTCAACTCCTTTACATTATATCCAAATAGTTGTACAACCCTTAGTATGGGTTTTAAACGAATACTTGTAATATCGGATATGCACGTACCATTCCATCATAAAGATAGTATGGATTTTTTACGTGAAATAAAAAAAGAATATAAACCACAGTTCGTAGTCAATATTGGTGATCTTCTCGACTTTCATGCTATATCTATGCACTCACATGATCCAGATTTATTTTCTGCTGGTCATGAATTAAAAGAAGCTAGAAAGCATGTAAAAGAATTAGAATCAATCTTTCCTAAAGTTACAGAAGTAGATAGTAATCACTCTAGTTTAGTTTATCGTAGAGCTTTGAAGTTTGGAATGAGTAAAGAGTTTCTAAAAGACTACGGAGATTTTTTAGGTACAAAAAAATGGAAATGGGTAGATGATTTAACTCTTACAATGTCTAATGGTCAAAGATGTTTTTTCACGCATGGTCGTAGTGCTGATATATTAAAGGTATCACAAACAATGGGTATGTCTGCTGTGCAAGGACATTATCATACAAAGTTTTTAGTATCTTGGTGGGCAAATCCTGATAATTTATTCTTTGCTATGAATGTAGGTTGTTTGATCAACCAAAAGTCGATGGCTTTCAATTACGCAAAAAATTTTAAAACAAGGTTTATTCTAGGTTGTGCTGTAATTATAGATGGATATCCGAAATTACTACCAATGGTCTTGAATTCTAGAGGATCATGGATTAAAACACTTGTATGAGTTCTAATAAGCTAAAAAATACCCTGTTAAAGAGCCATAGAGCCACGCAGAGTAACGAATCAGCTTTTTCCGAACAAGTGGGTGGAGATTGGTATAAGAAGCTAAAAATCCAACCTTTAGACTATGCTATGGATAATAATCTTAATGCTTGTCAGGTTAAAGTAGTGAAATATATTTCAAGATACAATTTAAAACATAAAAATATAAAAGATCAGATTAAAGACCTGAATAAAGCAAAACATGTTATAGATATGCTGATAGAAAAAATACAACAGAAATAATTATGTGGTTAAACATTGCATCTAAATTAGTACCAGGAATAATTAAAACAGGAATGTCTATTGCTTCGAATCGAAGACGAGCAAAAGAATTTGAATCAGTTGCAGAAATGCGTCACGCAGAAAAAATGGCTAATGGAGAAGTAGAGTATCAAAAAGCTGTAATGCAAAACAATCAACAAGGCTGGAAAGATGAGTTCGTATTAATTTTAGTTTCGGCTCCTGTGATGTTATTGATTTGGAGTATCTTTAGTGATGATCCAGAAATTATGGAAAAGGTCGATAAGTTTTTTAATCAATTTAATAATATGCCCTTTTGGTATCAAGCATTATTCATAGGAGTAGTGAGTGCTATTTATGGTCTTAAAGGTGCAGACATCATAAAAAAAAAATAATATAAATTAAATTCTAAATAAGTTATATTGCATTATGATCGATGCAGTAATTACAGATTTAGAAATGCAAATAGAAACATCAGCTTCTATGTATGGACACTATGTTGCTTTTAGATTCATAGATGTTACTCCTAGCTTTCCTAGAGTTAGCGATATGGTTCAACAAGTAAAAGAACGTGATGATGTTACTCTAGTAGATTACAATTACTCTTTTGAAAGAATAGATGAGAATACAGATATCTCTAATTTTGAAGTTACTAGACATTAAGGGCGATTTCTCGCCCTCAATATAAACATTAATGTTTTAATGTAAGTTTATCTATCGCTAACTGATTGATAGATTTTTGCTTTAGATTCTCACAATAAGAATGACCATTATTAGCTTCTACTTTTTTTAAAAGATAATAGGCTTTTCTTTTTCTGTAAGTAGCTCTAATTTCTTTATACCTATCGTCATTAGTAGCTTTCACTTTAGCAAGAGCTATCGAACATTTTAGATTCTCAACTTTTTCAGTTATGATGTAATCTAATTGTTCTTGCATTTGATCTTTTATTTCCTCGTAATCGTCCTCTGCTTTGATTTTATTTTTATCTAAAGCATTAAGATAGACAAGGATTTTATCAGGATCAAAGACTTTAGGTCTATGCTCTATGTACTTATCTAAAGTATCGTTACTCATTAATCACCTAATTGGTTTTCGTATTCCTCTGGATTAAAATCAGTTGCAGAGCCTTGTGACCATTCCTTTTCAGATTGTGGTAACTGATCGTCCATATCATTATTTTGATGATACGATTGTTTAGGTTGATTGAACTGAGGATTTGTTTTCGTCTTATCGTAATAAGGAAACAACTTAAATCCACCAGATCTATTATCCCAATAACCTTTTAATACTAAATTTTGATTATTGAGTTCTACTGCTAATATTAATTTATCTTTTTTTGTAGAGATAAATTTAGCAGTTCCGCCATTGCTACCAGATTGTTTGTTCTGGTACTTATTGTACTGTGGTCTATTATATGCCATCAGATTCTCCTATTGTTAATCCCAATAACTATTCATTGAAGTCATAATGTATTTAGCTCCAAGAAAAGCATTGAAAAGTTTTTTATTTAGAGGAATTTTTTGGACATCAATTCTCTTATCGCTTTTAGGTAATCTTACTACCAATGCTTTAGAGATTTTCTCTCCTGTTTCTTCCTCATACGCAAACCTATAAGCATTTAACTGTAAAAGATAGTCAAATGATATTTGGTTACTTGTTTTAATATCAATCAAAACAAGATTTTTTTCCTTATCCTCTACGATAAGGTCAAGAGTACCAGCATAATTATGCTTTTTACTATATAGCTTTTTTTCTATATGTATTGGTTTATACTCTTGCTGTTCCCACCAAGCTAAAAACAAGTTCCAACAATTTATAACTCGCTTATCAACTTGATCTGGAATTTTTTCGCCTTTAAGATAATCTTCTACAAGACTATGAACTACTGATCCAACTTGTCCAGCTTCTTTCATAATTTTATCTGTTGCTCCTTGTGCATCAGCAAAGATTTTTTCTAAAGAAAATTTATCTAAAGGTTTTTCGTCTTTTAACATCTGATTAATCTCTCTCTTTGCCTGACCTAAGGGAAAAGTAATTTTCCAATTAGTCAAACCATCTTTAATTAATCCTTTAGATGTTATTCCTGTAACAGATGGTATATTTTTACCACCAACTTTATAAGTATGCGTTGGTTCATCGTAGTATAAAATAATACCATTTTTTAGTGTGTATTGCATATTTTCCTTTTTAGTTAAGTTTCATATCTGTAATTACTGAAAACATTGCATCAGTATCATCGTAATACTTTGTCAATGCAAATAATTTAGATACGTCTGTTTTAATACCTTTTTCGAATTTATATAAATCGTAAACAGTATTAAAATAGGGTTTATTATCTTGAACAACTGCTTCTGCAGTTATCCCTTGAAACAGTCTTAAATATTTAAATTTAAGTCCTGTTATTCTATTACATAATTTAGCATCAGGTTTTTTTTTAAAAGTTTCCATCATACCAATTATTTCATAGTTTAATTTGTCTAAGTTCTTCATTTAATTCAGTACCGAATGTCCACGATTTGTTAGACAATTTCTGTATAATTTAGGATAGTCATATTCAGCTTTAGGACTAAGCCATAAAGTACCAGATCGAAAATAGTAATTCCAAACATATTTACTACTTTCAATAAAGCCATTAGTATTATCTTTGGCTAATGTTTTACAATGTTGCAGATCATTTGTTATTTCATCTGACTTAGAAATATCAAAAGTTCCGCTTCTACCAGCAGTATCAATAACAGGTTTATAACTGCAACTTGTTAATAATAGCATCAAGAAAATTATTTTTTTCATCTTTCTTTTTCCTTTCTAGTTTAAAATCCTTTAATGATTCAGCATCAGAATTATAAATATCTATTACTTCATCAAAATAAGGACTATCTGGCGAACAAGTTAAATTTTTTCTTTCTACAATTTTATTGATCGCTTCGATTCTTTTATCTTTCCAGTCTTTAGTCATTCTTATTATTTGTCATATGCTAAATCATCTCCTTCAAAATCAAGACCACAAGTTTTACAAGTCCAATCGGAAATTAAATAGGCTTCTTTAAATCTATCACTCCACTCCCATTTTTTATTTACAAAAATTTTAGTAGATAAACAATGTGGACAACAAATTCTTTGAGTGATTTCACATTCAATTAAGTCTCTATCAATCCTAACTAAAGCTCTAAAAACTCTGTCCTTTTTTTTTGCTCTACTCATCAATTCGATTTTTTATTCCTTTCTTAGCTTCTTGCATTGTATCAAAAACGCTTTTTCCAGATAATGATGTATAAGTTTGGTAACCTATTTTTTTATAAACAAAATAGCTTTTGTTATCAGGGATTCCTTTTACATTTAAAAATCTTCTAATTTTAAATTCATCGCCTTTATCAAAAACTAAATATTCTTCCGATATATCATTTTTTATTAATACATGTGCTTTCATATAATTACTCCGATTATTATTCCGATTGATAGCCCTAGCACGAATGCTAGAGCTATATATTTTTTTATTATAGGAAAGAGTTTCATCTATCTTGCTCAATAAACTCAACTGTTAATTTTACCTTATGATCGAAATGTTCGATTGATTCACTATAAGTTTCTAATAAAGGAATTAATTTTTTTAGAGTAATCCCTTTACAATTAAGATGATGTTCAACCATTAGCTTTTTGCTTTTCTTTCCATCTTCATAAGGTTTATTTACAGAAACTATTTCTGCTTCATCTAAATAAATCATATCAACTCCTTAGATTTAAAATTGCAATTTAGGAAATCTGTAATTTCATAATTTTGTCTATAAATGAAATTCAATGTAGTATTTCCATCTCTTTGTATTGCAGTCACAATTTTATTTTTATCTGATTGATATAATTCTGGAGTAGCTTCAGAATATTCATCTAAAAA